CATGCTTTGTGCCGTGATAAATGACTTCGGACAAACCGTGGTCGCCGCGTTGCCCCTCGCCCACACTACGCGCTCCGGAGTCTCCACCGCCCGCGCTATCCACCCGCACCTCCGCTTCGTCTCCAGGCCGGCTTTACGGCAGGTCGCGCACTCCCAGCCGGCTTGGTTGGAGAATTGAAAATGGAGTGCGACGATCAGTTTTTTCTTTCGGTTTCCGACAGACCACACTGTTGCTTGACGGCCGCCAAAGCCTCTCGGAATAACTCTTCAGGCCCGCTCGTCGCCAGTGACTCCGGAGTTGCCGGCAGCCCGTCCAACTCCAGGCCCTCGACTTCCTTCAGGCCCCAGAGCACATAGATCCGATCGATCTCCGAGGCTAGTAGGGCGGCTTCCATCTTTTCGTTGGGCGTGTCGCCCGCCTCAACGAATTCCTTCCGCGCCGCCAGTTCCCGGATGCGGCGCATCAACTCCACGCGGCGCCCGAACGACATTTTGACCACCGTATAACTTACCCCAGACGCCACGGTAGACTCGATGATTTCACAGCTTTTATATTCCATCTGGCCACCAACCCAACTACCCAAACGCCACCACGATCTCGTTGTTAGCCGTCCCCTGCGCTTTCGACCCTTGGAATTTCCATTGCAGCCTGTTGTCGCTGTCGTCGAACTCAGGCACTACCGGCACTACGCTCATCATGTACACGCCCATAACTTGGCCGGTTTGCTGGCCCAGTTGAAACATCACGCTGACCGGCGACTGCTGCCGCGCCGCTTGGTACAGTCCCTGTGTCGCCGCATCGTCCAGCTCATACAGGCTAAAGGCTGCCGTCACGGACCGCGGCCCCGGCGCAATAGCTTGCGGCAGATTGGTTCCGAATTCCTTCGACCGCATATCCAGGCCGTTGTCTAACTGGAATGACCCGCTCGTGATTGTATAGAACTTACCGGGTGTGCTACCCAGCCAGGCTTCGCCCATGTTACCGGGCACGATCGAGTAGTCGAAGGCGCCAGTGGGCGGCTCCACGGGGAAGCTGCTCAGTTGCCCCATTCCCGCCGCGAAACTGGAACTGTCGATCAGGTCTTGCGCCATTCCCTCGAACTCAAACTGGTGAAAATCGCCATTCACCTTCATGGTCATCCGGTCTACGGCTGCCCCGCAGAGAATCCGCTGAAGCGCCGTGCTGGGATCCCAATAATCGAAAATGCTGACGCTCGGCAATTCTGTAGCAGGAAAATAGGAAATACTCGGAGCAATCTCCGTTCCCGCGGCCGGAACGCCGGAGAATGGGGCATTCAGTTGCACGCCCGTCGCGCTCACGATTGCCGTGACAAACCGAATCTCCCCGTTGCATGACACGCCTTGACCCGCCACCAGCCCGTGGGGCGCCGCGAAGACCAGCGACGTGCCGCTCGAACCCGTTGCGGCTGCCCCTCCCGGGTACACCGCCGGAGCGGCGCCCATGCTGGACTGAAAAAGCGGCCCATAAGACGGACCGGAACTCTGTCCACCCCAGCTCGTCATGTAGGTTGTCAGGTCGAAACTGGTAGTGCGCCGCAGCCCCGCGGGTATTCCTACGAACGTTCGGCTGCCCGTCTTGTCCCGCCGGTCGGCCTTCTCCAATTGATTCTTGGCCGTCAGCTTCACAGCGGGAAACCGGCTTTGCGCCGTGATCGCCGGCGTCTGTCCATAATTGTTTTCCAGTCCCGTGTAGAAACGATTGGCATTGGATGAAATGTATGAAGCCATAACTCTAGTCGCTCACTCCTACCTCGAACGTGACTTTTCCTACTTGGATGAAGTTTTGTCCGCCATGCTTCACGGGCCCTAAGACCGCTTCATAGCATCCGGCATAGTACATTCCTTCACCCCAGTCGCCGCGGTTCTGATCCAGCACCTGCGTCACGGCGTCCACATACGATTGAAGCTGATCCTCGATCCCTCCCAGCCTGTCCTGGGAGACCCGAACTTCGATCGCCATAACGGCTTTCCCCGAAAAGTTGCGGAACTTCTCCTTAAGCTGGTTCACGATCTTTTCGCAGTACACGTTAACCGCCGGGTACTGCACGTCCGTGCTCCGTTCCGCCAATTCAATAGATACGTTCTGTGCCACAATCTGGTTTTGTCCAAGCGGCGGCAGAGTTACGTTCTCTGCCTGAGCCAGAGTGGATACGCAGGCGTCCAGTCCCTGCGGCGCGTTAAGGAGCATGACTACTTGCGCGGTGACCGTACTGCCGACCCATGCCATTCTTTAACCCCTCTGAATAACTCGCGGCAGCGCCCGCAGATAGTCCGGCGCCTGTCCGCTCGCCGGCGCTTGTCCCAATGTGGATACCGGCCCCGCCTGTACCCATACTTGATCCAGCGGCAGCGGCGAGGTATTCTGTAGCGCCATGGCCAGGGGTGACAACCCTACGTACACATTCCAAGCCGTTGCGTTGGACGGTTGATTGACCGGCTGGGCCACTAGTGCATTCCCTGCCGCCACGGTAAGTGTACTCGGATTGCTGGCCTGCCCCTCCTCGCCTTCCACATTCAGCCACGACACGCTGGCAAAGTAGGTCATTGCCGGTTGACCGCCGGCAATGGACGTCAGTTGCGGCGGAGCTGCCTGCGGAATCGGGTCCGACGCGATGCCGATCCCGGTTTGGATAAGCTTGTCCATGGCCCACTTCGCCAGTTGCTGAAACTGATCCCGCTTGCCCTGATAGCGGTCGTTCAGTTGATTGAAGTACGCATCCTGATAGACCAGCATCAGGGTTTGAAACACATGCCAAAGCTGCAGCGGCGGCGTGACCACGATGTTGTTCAACTGTGGGTCCGGTTGGAGCCAGAACTGCCAGTCGTAGGTGTTGCTGCGCTGCAGAAGGGTCGTCAGTTCGATCCCTAGCTCTTGCTGCGCCAGAGTCAGCTTTTGACTGAGATCTATGTTCTCCGTCTGCGCCGTGGCGAGGATGGAGGAGTCCTGGCCCATCAGATCCTGGATCGTCGATATTCCGTCCGTGAATAGCGCCATCGTCCCCGCCGCTTACTCTTTACCCGGCTGTGCGCCACCCTTCAGCTTGCGCAGCTCATTGGGCGAAATGACGGTGAATTGCATCCGCGACGCCGCTGCAAGTTGATCCGCTTGCCGCTTCGCCTCGGCTTTCTGTTCTTGGAACTCGCGCGCTTCCTCGGCCGTGGCCAGCCGCGCGCCGCCTTCCACGATCATCCTTGCCGCCGTCCGCCGCGGAACCTCGGTGCGCACTCCTTCCCGTCCGCCGTCCGGAGTCTCAAGGCTGACCAAGACTGCTGAAGGATCTTTTAGGCTTTCCTCCGTTGCGCGAATCTTCTTGTAATAAACTTGTAAGTCCATGGTTGTCCCTTGTGGGGCCGGGCCTGCCCGGCCCCCTTTTTGCTTGTTGTCCGCCCGACCATAGCGACGTGTGTGTCCGCTACGCATTCACCTGCACGCCGAAGTTGTTACGGATCACCGCGCAACCGTACAGCACGTCCACTGTGAACTGCTGAGCCAATGTATTCGGCTGGTAGCTCATCACCACCCGCATGCCGAAGTTCCCCATCTCCGCATAATGCGCCACGGCGCCCGTGCCGTACAACGGCTGCGGCAGTCTCCGGATGACCAGGCCAATCGCCGGCTTGGTGAAGGCGATATTGTGCGTCGTCATCGGCGAACTGCCGGTGTACGCAACGAACTGCGACCGCATCACGAAGAAGTCTTTGATCTTCCCCACCGTGCCGTCGATCAAGGCCCGCAGCCCGGCCTCGCCGGCGGTCTGGTATTCGCTGAAGCGTTCGATCTGCCGCATTTGCGAATATGTTGCGGCGTCCACCACCAGGTATTTCGGTTCCGACGGCGGAACCTTCGCCGAAAATAGAGCGCTCTCCGCCTGGTCGATCACCGCTTCCACCAGCGGTGTCCCCGGCGTGCCCACCGGCGTATTCGCGGTAAATTCGGCAAACAGGTTCAGCAGGCTGGTCTCGATGCTCTCGGCTATCGCTACCACCGCCGGTTGCATGTAGACCTGCAGTAAGTCCGGAACCGCCAGCACCTTGGTCACGTCCGGAATCTGAAAGGTCGCTTCGGCGTGTGTGTTCAACACAATCTGCGCATTCCCCAGATTCGGGTTCTGCGCTTGAAC